GGTCAGTCGTTGAATATCTTTTTCCCAGCTGGTGCATCTAAGAAGTATCTACACAACGTGCATTACAATGCATGGAAATATGGATGTAAAGGTCTCTACTATCTGAGAACCGAGACATCGAACAGAGCAGAGAATGTAGCATCTAAGGTTGAGCGTGACAGACTTGTAGAATATGGCGATACGATGAAACAAGAAGAATCACAAGAAGAATGCGTAGCATGTCAGGGGTAAACATGGAAATAGCAATTTATACAAAGTCAGATTGTCCTTTTTGCGTCAAGGCAAAGGACTGGTTCAAAGGTCATGGATTTACATATACTGAAAACAATTTGAATGACGAAGAACAGAGACTGGCTTTTTATCAGAAACTAAACGGTAACAAAGAAGAAATTACTAGAGGAACAGAACAGCGTCGAGTCAACTCTGTTCCTCAGATCTTTATCGATGGTAAGCACATTGGTGGGTACGATGACTTGATGGCTCGTTCCGATGATATCTTGAAGAAGAGATCTGGTGGACTGATGACATTCTCCACCACCTACAAGCCATTCTATTATCCATGGGCTGTAGAGATTACTACTCGCCATGAGAAAGCTCATTGGATTGAAGATGAGTTGGATCTATCAGAAGATGTTACTGATTGGAAGTCTGGCAAAGTTACTGCTACAGAAAAAGAATACATCATCAACATCCTAAGATTGTTTACTCAGTCAGATGTTGCAGTAGGACAAAACTATTATGACCAATTCATCCCGAAGTTCAAGAACAACGAAGTTAGAAACATGCTTGGATCTTTTGCAGCGCGTGAAGGGATTCATCAAAGAGCATATGCACTCCTCAATGACACCCTGGGATTGCCTGATTCAGAGTACCATGCGTTCTTGGAATACACAGAAATGGTCGACAAAGTCGAGTTCATGCAACAAGCAGACCCATCAACAGTCAGAGGACTAGGACACTGTCTTGCCAAGTCAGTATTTAATGAAGGAGTTGCATTGTTCGCATCATTTGTAATGTTGTTGAACTTCCAGCGCTTTGGAAAGATGAAAGGAATGGGCAAGGTTGTCGAGTGGTCAATCCGTGATGAGTCAATGCACGTTGAAGGCAACTCAAAGCTGTTCCGCTCCTATTGTAAAGAGCATCCACGGATTGTTGATAATGAATTCAAGCGTGACATCTATCTGATGGCAGAGAAAGCCGTAGATCTTGAAGACAAGTTTATTGATCTTGCTTATGAGATTGGTGCTATCGAAGGATTATCAGCTCATGAAGTCAAACAATATATACGTTATATAACTGACAGAAGACTCTTACAACTTGGTTTGAAGACAACATTCCATGTGAAGGAAAATCCTCTTCCATGGCTCGAGTGGGTTCTTAATGGTGCAGACCATACGAACTTCTTCGAGAACAGAGTTACAGAGTACGAAGTCGCTGGATTGGTCGGATCATGGGACGATGCTTATGCAGCCTAAACTAGGATTTGATATCGAATGCTTTGAATGCGATACTTCTTACGAGGTATGGATTAGAGACGAAGATCTTGTTCCCAATAGTTGTAGCTTTTGTGGAGTTGGCTTGACCGGCACTGACGTTTGGCCATCTGAGCAAAGGGATGTAGATGAAGAATGAGATTAGCAGGGATAGATTATTCCCTTACCTCGCCATCGATATGCGCATTTAAAGGTCACGAGTTTAACCTAAAAGAATGTAGGTTTAGCTTTTTGACTTTTGAGCAAAAGTATGAGGTCAGTGACTTTAAGTTTAAAAGTTTTGTAATGGAAAAGGGTTTATCGTATCCCGAACGATATGATTTTATTTCTAACTGGGTAATTTATTTTCTCAAAACAAACAAAGTAAAGATCGCCTTCCTCGAGGATTATTCGTACGGATCCAAGGGGAAGGTGTTTCATATTGCTGAGAATGGTGGTATACTCAAAGACAAACTTTGGAAAGAAGGAATTGAGTATCACCTTATTGCTCCGACAGTGATCAAGAAATTTGCCACTGGAAAAGGAACAGCAAAGAAGCATGACATGGAAGAAGTGTTCTTAGAAGAAACAAACTTTGATGTCAGAACGTATCTCAGCATGCCAGAAAAATCTCAAAATCCTTCATCAGACATTATTGACTCCTATTACATTGCTAAGTATGGAGCACATTACTTAGATGATATTTTATGAAAAAAACTGTTGACTTTTAGCTAAACATCAATTATGATGTATACATAATGAAGGAGTAAGTATGAAATTTGTTCGTAATGATAAAACTATTTTAGTGGATTGTGATGGTGTACTCTGTGATTGGGAGTATGCATTTGATGTTTGGATGCGTCACCATGGTAATTCTATCAAGGTGAAGGGTGAGTATCTGATGAGTACCAAGTATGGTATTGATAAAGAAGAATCCACTCGTCTCATTCGCCATTTCAATGAATCAGCTGCTATTGGCTTCCTGCCTCCTCTCCGCGATGCTATTCATTATGTGAAGAAGCTCCATGAAGAGCATGGCTACGTCTTCCATTGTATTACTTCTCTAAGCAACGATCCGAATGCTCAAAAACTACGCACGTTAAACCTAGAGCGTTTGTTTGGACCAACGGTGTTCGAGCGATTTGTGTATCTCGATACTGGTGCTGATAAAGATAAAGAGTTAGATGAATACAAGAACAGTGAGTGTTACTGGGTCGAAGATAAGCCAGAGAACGCTATTGTCGGAGCAACACGTGGTCTTCGTAGTATTCTTGTCAATCACCATCATAATTTGGATGAAGAGGTTGACAGTCTTGGTGTTGTTCGTGTAGACTGCTGGAAAGAGATTTACAACAAGGTGGTAGGAAATGAGTAGACGTAATCGTAACACAAAGAATTATAACTATGCAGGTAAATTACCTCACTATGCTTTCGAGCATACCGATGGACGTAAGATGAGGTTCTATCGTGAAGGGATGGGGTATACTTGTTTACAAATTTCAGTAAATGGTTTGTCACAGCGCGTCCAGCTGAGTGAAGAAGCATTGACAGGGTTTATGACAGAATTAGATCGTCATGGATGGGCCCAAGTTTCTGTGCGTGCCTCGTAGTATCCATGAAGCCAACTAACATAGCAATATACAATCAGAGTGGGATACAAGTCGATCAATTGACCATTGATGATAGTATTGTTCATGTTTCTGGCCGTGTTAGTAAGGGAGAAAAATACTACTACAAAGGTGTTGGTATTCCATATGTAAATCACTCTGTAGATGTATTGCCTCCTGATAATCAATATTCCAGTATAGAAGAAACTGGTGTATTCTATTGTCCCTATCAGGTGGTAAAGCGATGCTATCAGGGTAAAACAGGAATATTCCAAGAGAAATATCAACCCTTCTTTGCAGACTTTATTGGAGCATGTTCTGTGAAAGAGGGATTAATTGTATTGAATTCTGAGGGATTCGAAAAATCCTCAGTTGATGTTATTGATTATGTGGAGTTTGATAAAACAAATCAGCAATCGTACTACATTCTAAATTATCTATGTGGGCGAAAAGAGTTCCTCGAGTGTGGAGGATCATCTAAAGATCTAACGACTTTGCTGGAATACATGATAACAAATGATTGGAATTTTCTTTGGGATAAGAACTCAATAAGTGATGTTAGCTATGACGGCCGTGTGACGGATCTCGCAGATTTGTTTCTATCACGGGAAATCAATCATAAACTTGGAACTGTATACTCAATATTGTATTCCCTGTCAGCAAACTCATCAGAGGCGTATAATTCGTTTCTGCATTACAATAACTTATCACACATTGATGTACGCTCATTTATTAGCAATTCAGTTATACTGCTTCAAGCATTTGGTGTCGATACGTCTGAGTTGTACGTTGACCAAGATAATAACAGTATAGTAAATTACAAGCACAGAATATTAAATTACTTAATACCAGGAAAAAATTGTGCACATTGTGCCTGTGATTTATATGTTGACAATGGTAACAAAGTAATGGAAAGTTATCTTGAAAAAGCAACAAGAGAGCTTTCAAAAGTTTAATCCGCTCTTAGCTCAGTTGGATAGAGCAACAGCCTTCTAAGCTGTGGGTCGCAGGTTCGAATCCTGCAGGGCGGGCCACTTTAGGAT